ACGGAGGCGAAAACGGCGGAGAATCCGCAAAGCGGCGGACGGTCGATGATCTTTCGGAAGACCTCAGGAATACAATCAGACAGTACACTGATGGAAAATACGGCAATTACTGCGAGTATTCACAGTATCTGATGAATGGAGATGCAGACGTTTCTCCATCATTGTTCTCGAAAACGAAAGAAGGCTGGGAAAAAGACAGGTTGCCTAGAATCACATCGAAAGAGCGGACTGATGCGGAAGAGATACTGAATACGATCCTTGCTCAGCCTGTGAGCGATGAGCCACTGCTTAGGCTTGAACGAGGGACAAGTGATTTGTCAAAGGGAGATGTTGTTAAGTTCGGCATTCGGTCAACGTCGAAAGATACTAGGTTCATCGACGATATAATCAGCCAGTCAATGGAAGGATTCGATTATGATCTGCTTAATGAAAACAATAACGGAGACTGGACAGAATGGAGATTCTTAAACGCCAGAAGCCTTGATATAAGCGAAGTATCAGTATACAAGGATCAAAAAGAGAGCCTGATTGCGGGCGATTATGAAATCGTCTCTATTGAGACAGTAGAAGCAAAAAAAACTGACTGGGAGACTGTAACCATTAAGATGTCAGATGTAGCCGAAGACGTAGAGCGTTTTACGTCCAAAAAAGGAAATGAGATGGTTCGATACAAATACAACGGCAAGGAAATGACAGATACAGTGGACAAGTTTAACAGTCGGACTATTGAAGATTATGTCAAAACAAAGGGCGTATTCGGAAGAAAAATAATTACGGTGAGGGTGAAAAAATGAGCGGCGATAACACCATGAATCTGCTTGAACGCATGCTTGGAGAGGCGTCTGCTTTTGCGGTGCAAAGAAAGCAGAAAAAGAAAGAAGACAACAGTCGGAGACGGCGCGGCAATCGAAGGAGACGCGCGACGCCATCCGAAAAGCGCAAAAGGGGGTGAGATCGGTGGGCATTGAATTCAGAATGAAAGACGACAACACCGAAAAAGTGAAGAAGCAGGTGGCAGATCGTGTACTGGTCGCCCTTGATGCGGCGGGGCTACAAGCCTCATCCCTTGCCAAAAGGGAATTGCAGAAAAGCCCCATGAGGGTAGACACTGGATTGCTCCGAAACTCCATCACCCATGCGGTAGCGGGCAAGACTGCGGCGATAGGTGGATACCATGCGGATAAAGGCTCAAACCGATACACAAGCGGCAAGAACAAGGGCAAGCGGAAAAGCGCAAACTCCAAGAACGCAGGAGCGGTTGGAGTAGGGTTTTATGCGGGGACTGCGCCCGCACCCGAGAACCCCGAGCAACCATTTGTGTTGGTCGGAACGAACGTGGAATATGCCGTCTACGTTTCCGAGGGCACCAGATATATGGCTCCAAACCATTTCCTCAAAAACGCAATGATGAACAACCGTCTGGAACTTGAGAAAATCATCAGCAAAGTGCTATCACAATAGGTATTGATTTATGACCGAAAGTAATGCTAAAATGCAACTAGATGATGCCGCAAGGGCGGCAATACTGAAAATCCTCGAAAGGGGTAACAACGCTATCGTCCGAAGGAAAGGAAATTCCGTTGTTATCCTAGAGGAAAAACGGAAAACCGTATATGAGCCGTCACCGAATAGGCGGTGACGCAGAACAATTGGAGTTCAACAGGGAAAGCAACCCCTGTTAGAACTCCTTTTTTTATGCCCGCAAAGCACGTCGGGCAAAAGCATCCGAAGAAAGGGGTGAAGACTTATCGCACTTACAAGGAAACTGCTTAACGCACTGGGCATTGATGCGGAAAAGATTGAGCAGATTATCGAGGCACATACCGAGACCACCGATGCGCTGAAGAAAGAGCGTGACGAGGCAAGGGCAGAAGCAGACCAGTACAAGGCTGATGCGGAAAAACTCCCCGCCGTACAGCAGGAGTTGGACGGACTAAAGAACGCACAGAGCGACAACCCGTACAAGGAACAGTATGAGAAGGAGCATCAAGCGTTTGAAGCCTACAAGCAGGAAGTCGAAGCAAAGGAAAGCGCGGCAAAGCAGGAAAGCGCTTATAGGAAACTGCTCAAGGATGCAGGAGTGTCAGAAGGAATCACCGACCTCATTATCAAGGGAGACCCGATTGAGATCGAATTTGATGAGAAGGGTGAAATCAAGGATGCAGAAAAACTCACTGGTGAACTCAAAACCAAGTGGGCGAAATACGTTGTAGAGGAACACAGAGAGGGGGTACAGACCCACAACGACCCCGCAGGCGGTACAGGATCGCACGGCGATGACGGGAACAAGGGACTGAGCAGAGCGGCTCAGATTGCGGCAAGCTACGCAAAAGACCGCTACGGAGTAACCCCCACATAAAGGAGGAAGAATATGTCCTATATCGGAACAGTCGAGCAGGGCAAAGCCTATGAAGCGGGCTATTTCCTTGCTCATGAAGAGTGTGTGAGAAAGACAAGAACTATCCCGCAGGAAGGTGCTACCACAAGGGCAGACGGCGCAAAGTACGTCCCCGCAGGCACGATCTACCCTGCCAATGATGCCACTGCGGTCGGCATTGTTTATGAGGATGTAGATGTATCTACCGGCGATGTCGCAGGTTCTGTTGTGCTGAGCGGAGTGGTCTACGAAAGCAGACTGCCTGTCACACTGGCAGAAGCGGCAAAGACGGCTCTTGAGGGCAAGGGATTCACGTTTGTGACAGACCCCGAGACCACAAGACCCGACTGGACGAACTAAGGAAGGGGGAATGAGATATGCCTAGATTTGAGAACAACATTCTTGGATTCATCCCGAAGACGGACTGGCTTGATGTCGGCACACTTGTTGCCCGTCCCAACGATCCCGTTGACCAGTTAATCGATGATGTCAAAACAGACAACCTTGTCGCTGAGTGGGAAAGCCTTGCGGCTGAATACCAGATTCCCATGATGGCTCAGTTCCACGGCTTCGACACCGAGGCACAGACCACCGTGAGATTCCCCATCGATCACCACAATATCGAAAAGGGACTCATCAAGGTCAAGATCAACCAGTCAGAGAGGCTTCGTGCCCTGCTCCGCAACGGCGTGCAGAATGAGTCTCAGCTTTATGATTACGTCATCCGTGACGGCGTGAGACTGGCAGACCAAGTTGTCACCCGTTCCAAGGTTGCCAAGAATGAGATGCTTGCCACTGGCAAGATCACCATCAAGGAAAACAACCTTGACCTCACTGTTGATTACGGTGTGCCGAGCGCAAACAAGGGTTACACCATCGACCTCGACAAGGATGCGGACATCGCATCTCAGATTCAGACGGTCGTTGATGCGGCGAAGGAAAAGGGCAAGGTCATTACAGGTATGTACACATCTGGTGCAGTCCTGTCCAAGATGAGAAACAATGAAGCCCTTCAGAAACTCATCAACGGCAACCTTGCGGCGGGCGCACTTCTGCGCAATCAGTCCCTTCGTGACTTCCTTGGCGATGAAATGGGAATCACCACTATCATCACCAACGACCTCACCTATGCTCTGCCCGCAAGGATCGGTAGCAACGGCAGACCGCAGATTACCACGAAGCGGTATTTCCCGAAAGATAAGATCACGTTCTTTAGCACCAACCCCGCAGGAAGGCTTGCCCGTGGACTTTGGGGAGACCCGCCCGAGGTAGACGTTGCGAGATTCGGAAACATGGACGTATCTGGCGCAACCAACAGCCCGTTCGTCACCATTTCCCAGTGGACTGAGAAAGATCCCGCCGTGCTTTGGACAAAGGCATCTGCCCTGTTCATGCCCGTGCTTTTCGATCCCGAGTCCCTGTACATCGCAGGCACGACCAACTGAGGAATTTAATATGGACAGATTAGACGCATTGACAGACCTTTGCGAATATCTCAAAAACTGGTTTGACGACGGATGCTCTGTCCATGTCGGAAAAATCACTATCGCAGAGGGCACTATACAGTGCTCCTGCGATTTTTTAGGTACAAAGGACATCAGTATCGCAAATGGTCAGTATTTCCGCATAACCGGCTCAGTGTTTAACAACGGCATCCACCTTTATCCGGATGATGGTTTGGTGGATGAGGTATTTGAGGGTACGGTAACACCGTTAAAAGTCCCGAAAGTAATCCTCGCCCTGCTCGATGACATCATCGCTTGGCGGGACAAGTATGAAGGGGTAGACAGCACTGCAATGTCACCATTTAATTCAGAAAATTTTGCGGGTTACGGTTATACAAAAGCGGGGGCAGGCGGCAATACGGGAAGCGGGCTGAGCGGTTGGCAGGCGGCGTTCAAAAACCGTCTGACCCATTGGAGAAAGATATGAGCCTTTTGGAACTTGAAATGGTTGACTGCAACATTATGGACAAGTCAACCGCGCCAAGTGAATACGGCGGCGTGGAAACAACGTGGACGGTGGGCGCACCTATCAAGGCGGCGTTTGCCTACAACGATTCATTGCAGGCGCGGGTAGCATCTGTGCAGGGAGTAACAGACCTGTACACCATCATCACCAAGAAAAACGTGGTATTGCAGGCAAATGACGTTATCCGCAGGAACACTGATGGAAAGACATTCCGCATCACTACGGACGGCAAGGACAACCGCACCCCCGCAAGCGCCCCTTTAGATGCTAGAGCGGTAAGGGCAAAGGAATGGAGCATACCTAATGAGTGATACATGGACGGGGCTGAACCAGTTTTGGAACTCATTTGGGTGGTCGGCTTACGATGAACAGACCGTGTTTGATGAG